TCGATGATGTGAAAATTGCCTTGAGAATCTCGGCCACCAACAGCAGTTTTAACACCGAGATCAACGACCTAATCAGCGCGGCGCAAAGGGATCTCCAGGTGTCGGGCATTAAGGTAACAGACACAAGCGATGCGTTGATAAAGCGGGCAATCATCACCTATTGCAAGGCGTATTTTGGGTACGATAACCCGGACGCAGATCGGCTCATCAAGGCGTACCAGATGCTAAAGTTGCACCTGATGCTGTCGACCGAATACAATACGGAGGCCGTAACCGATGCGACATAAGGACGTGATAAAGTTAATAAGCGTCGAATGGATACCGGACGACATCGGTAATCAGACCGCAAAGGAGACTAAGACCGAAGTGTTTGCCAATATGTTCTCAGTCTCCGCGACGGAGTATTATAACGCAGCGTTAACCGGGTTAAGGCCTTCGCTCATGTTCGAAATATACAGTTTCGAATACGGCGGGGAGACGCGACTGGAGTACGAGGGCAAAACATACAACATCATTCGAGCAACCACGGCAGGAGAAAAGACCAGACTTGTCTGCGAGGAGGTGGCGGGCGTATGAAGGACTTGACCATCGAAATCGAAAAGGCGCTCCGAGAATATACCGAAGAAGTCGAAGAAGCCATCGCACGAGTTATCGAAGAAGATGTTGAGGCCGCGGTGAAAGAACTCAAGAATGTCTCACCGAAGAAAACAGGTGAGTACGCACGAGGCTGGGCGGCACAAAAGGAAGTATCCGGTGGTACGATAAAAATGACGATATACAACAAAAACAAGTGGCAGTTAATCCACCTCCTCGAATTCGGCCATGCTAAACGCGGCGGCGGCAGGGTATCTGCCCGTCCGCATATCGCGCCGGTAGAAGAAAAACTGATCGACCAAGTAACCCGCGATATCGAAGAAGTGATAAGGCGAGGAGGCTCCTAAGCCATGACAGTAGAGGAATTGTACACGATGCTAACTGGAACTGGCCTAAGTGTGGCGTATGGATCATTCCAAGAGCCAAAGGAGCCTCCTTTTATCACCTACCAATTTCTGATGAGCAACGACCTAGTAGCAGACGGCAGAAATTACGCAAAGGTCGGGCGCTGGCAGGTGGAACTTTACACCAGCAAGAAAGATATAGCCTCTGAGCAGGCAGTGGAAGCAGTTTTAGAAGACCTCGTGTACACGAAGTATGAATATTGGATCGATGAAGAGAAAATGTTTCAAGTAGTTTATGAATTCGAAACCTTAATGGAGGTAAAGAAAATGGCGAATAATAAAGTTATATACGGTTTGAAAAACGTCCATGTGGCGTTCCGGACCGACACAAGCGGCACGCCGACTTGGGGAACCCCGATACACATTCCCGGCGCTGTGAACTTTGCGCCGTCGCCAGAAGGCGAGTCCAGCACCTTTTATGCTGATGATGGTCCGTACTTTAAGGTCAATACGAACAACGGTTACACCGCAGACCTCGAAATGGCTCTGATACCGGATGGTGTGATGGCAACCATGATGGGATGGACGATAGATGACAACGGGATGCTGGTTGAGGACGCAAACGCGATGCCAAAACCGTTTGCCCTCATGGGCCAGGTGAGCGGGGACGTTAAAAATAGGCGGTTTGTGTATTACAACTGCACCGCGAATCGCAGCGAGCCGGCGCACGCAACCAAGGGTGAAACCTTGGAACCGACGACTACGACACTGTCTATCACAATATTGCCGATTGAAGTCGGTGGCCAGATGATCGTTAAGGGCGTTATAGAGCCGACTGAGACTAATGCAGCGATATACAATGCGTTCTTCGACAGGGTTACCGTGCCTGGTGCTACACCAGCAACCGTAGATAAGAGCGTGCTCAATGCTACCATAGCCTTGGCCCAGACTTTGGAAGGTGATACCACGGAATATAAGACCGAAAGCCTGGCTGCTTTGTCAACCGCGCTCACCGCGGCTGAAACGGTCTATGCGAATGCATCAGCCACGCAAAAACAGGTTAACCAGGCAGATGCTGCGCTTAAGGCCGCAATACTAGCCTTGGAACCGCTAGGTGAATAAGATGAGAGAAATAAAGATAGGCGACAAGATAATAGGGCTGAAGGCCAGTCCTTTGGCCCTTCTTTACTACAAGCAGGAGTTCGGGCGCGACTTAGCAGGCGACTTAATAAAACTGCGCAATGTCGAGGACGAACCCGAATCGTTCGATGCGTTGTTGTTTTTGCAGTTAGCATGGGCTATGGCGAAGGCGGCAAACGGCCTGAATAAACCTTTCCCGTCGTTCGCGACTTGGCTGAGCGGGCTCGACTCTTTCGACGTGACGGACACCGATATTATCCAGGCCATCGCTGACGAGGCAATAGACGGCTTTTTTCGTTCCGCAAACAAGCCTCAAGAAGGCGCAACAAAGTGATAGCCGAAGTGTTGATATGGCCTTGGAATGGTTGCTCGTTGGGAAGAAGTTGGGGTTGAGTTTCGAAGAGATGAATGACCTTAGAATCCGCGATATCGCACTCATGGCGGACATAATGGTCGGAGAAACGGTTACAGAAGCGACACAGGAAGATATAGACCGACTCCTGAGATAGGAGGTGAGGCAGTGGCTGGTAAAATAAAAGGGATCGTAATAGAGATCGGCGGTGAAACCAAAGGCCTGAGTAAGGCTTTAGCCGACGTCAACAAAGAGAGTCGCGACCTTCAGAAAGAATTAAAAGGCGTCGAGTCTCTGCTGAAACTTGATCCCAAAAATACCGAACTCCTCGCACAGAAGCAAAAGATACTCGCCGACCAAGTGGCGGTTACGCGAGAGAAACTCGAGCGGCTCAAGGAAGCCCAGGCGCAGGTAAACGAGCAGTACGAAAAGGGCGAGATAGGCGAAGAGCAGTACCGCGACTTTCAGCGCGAGGTCATTGCCACGGAACAAAAACTCAAACAGTATGAGGCACAACTCGCCGAAGTTTCCAAAGAACAAAACAAATTCGAGGATGCGATAAATAAGACTAGCCAGTCGCTGAAAAACGTAGGCAGCAAAATGACCGACGTCGGCAAACAAATGTCGATGAAGGTTACGGCTCCTATCGTTGCTGTTGGGGCGGCGAGTATCGCAGCATTCAAAGATGTCGATTCCGCTATGGACGGGATTATTACCGCGACAGGTGCCACTGGCGCGGCTGCAGAGGACTTACAAGAGTCATTCAAAAATATCTCGCGTAGTATGCCAGTGGATATGCAGGCGGTAGGTGCTGCGATAGGTGAGATTAACACGCAATTCGGGCTTACGGGCCCAGCTCTTGAGAAAGCCTCCGAGCAGATGCTTCAATTTGCAGCGATCACAGGTTCGGATGTGGTGACGTCAACACAAAACGCTAAGGCGTCCATCGAGGCATATGGGCTCAGCACAGATGACTTAGGCATGGTGCTTGACTCCGTGGCAAGGGCAGCCCAGAATACCGGGCTTGGAGTAGACCAGATATATAACGCCGTCATAAAAGGTGCGCCTCAGATACAGGCCATGGGTCTCGACTTTGCTACGGCGGCAGAGGTCATGGGTAGGTTCGAACAGAAGGGCCTTGACAGTGAAAAGGCGCTATCGTATCTTTCGAGGGCGCAAGTAACGTGGGCAAAAGACGGCAAGAACATGGAACAGGGGCTTGCCGACCTTCAAGCACAGTTGGCAGGCAGTACAAGTGAGACAGATAAACTAGCGCTCGCGAGCGAACTTTTCGGAACTAAAGGCGCATCGTTTATGTTGGACGCGCTTGAGCGTGGTGCGCTTGACTTTGAAGCCTTTGGCACTGCTGCCTCAGATGCCGGTGGTACTGTAAGCACTACGTTTGAAGCGACATTAGATCCGATCGACAAGTCTACGGTTGCTTTTAACAACCTCAAACTCGTCGGCGCGGATATCGCAGGCACTTTGCAAGAGGTCTTGGCGCCTGTGCTCGAAAAGATAGTCGGTGCCCTTCAGTCGCTCTCTAACTGGTTTAACGACCTTTCTCCTGGCATGCAAGAATTTATCGTCACTGTTGGTCTCGTGGCTGCTGCGATAGGCCCGTTGCTGATGATCGCTGGGAGTTTGGTAAGCACTGTCGGGAAACTCCTACCAGTGTTTACGGGCATTTCAAAGTTGCTGCCGCTTGTTAAAACTGCATTCACGGCACTTACCGGGCCTATTGGGCTTACGGTGGCAGCGATAGCAGGCGCCATAGCCATCGGGACGGCGCTTTACAAAAATTGGGATGAGATAAAAGACTTTTTAGGCCGCACTTGGGACACAATCAAGACGACGGCGACCGAAACTTGGGGGAAGATAAAAGATGCTGTGTTGACACCGATAAACAACGCCAAAGAAGCGCTTTCAAATACCTGGGATAATATTAAAACGACTGCAGGTGGCGCTTGGGACAACCTCAAGACTACCGCGTCAGATAAATTCGGGAAAGTAAAAGATGCCATGACAGGCAAAATGGACGAGGCTAAAAATCTGCTTTCGGGTACCTGGGACAGCATTAAGACGACCGCCAGCGGTGCTTGGGACGGTCTCAAAGAGACGGCCTCCGAAAAGTTTGGCAAAGTTAAAGATGCCATTTTAGCACCATTCCAAAATTTGCACATTCCGATGCCGCATTTCAGCGTCAGTTCAAAGGAAGTTAGCTTACTAGGGTTAAAGTTTTCAATCCCGGACGTGAAGGTGGACTGGTATAAAGAAGGCGCCATCTTTACCCAGCCCAGCATCATCGGCGTTGGGGAAGCAGGCGAGGAGGCGGTACTGCCGCTGGATACGTTCTATGACGACATGCGCGCCGCGGTATATCAGGGCATGATGGATGCGATAAAGATAAGCAGCGTTAAGCAAGCGCCTTCGGCAGGAGTAACGGAGATAGTGCTTCAGGTAGATAACACCGCATTAGCACGTTTGCAACTCCCGGCAATTATCCGCGAGGGGCAGCGGCAGGGGCTTAACTTGGTAGTGCAAGGCGGGAGGATATGAGCATGGTAACTTTGGCAGGAGTAGAGATAATTTCACCCTCTTCAATTGAGGTTACGCGCACCGACCTTACCAAGTCTACGCGTGCGGCTTCCGGGAAGATGAATATCGACATTATCACGCAAAAACGCGTGGTTAGCATGTCGTGGACGCTGATAAAGGATTCGGATCTAAAAACTATCATAGACACTATAAACGCACATAAGCCTTTCTTTGAGATAACCTATCCCGACGTAGGCGGAACTCAAACATTGACCGTCTATCCAAGCGACATCAGCGCTTCTCGCTGGCACAAGGTAGGCGGCATACTGTATTGGCAAAATATTACTATTGACTTCACCGAGCAATAAAGGGGGCTATAAAATGGCGCGAGTAAGTTTAGCAAGGCAGCAACTCAGCGACGCAGGGTTACTAGTTGCCTATTCTCCTGCAGCGAAAGAAGGGCACGCAGTCGAGAATAATGGGTGCGTACTCCTGCACATAAAAAATGATTCGGATATGGAAGCAAAAATGACAATCAAAACCGGGTACAGGGTGAATGGATTAAAACTCGAAGATAGAATAA